CCAGTTTAAATTATTTTTAAAAATGACTCAAGCAAGTGTTGAACTAAAAAACAGTTTATCATTTTTCAATGGAGATACATTTTATGTTAATATACCAGCTAAAGTTTTGGGTGATTGTATAATAGTTACAAATACAAAAGAGATATCAATAACCGAACAGGTTAAAAGTAAAATTGAGGCGTTGGTTACAAAGTAGTTTCCTTGTTCTATCAAAATAAGGTGGTGGAGAGATACGACATTCAATGTCGTCCCAAATTAAAAGGAATCAGAAATGGTTCCTTTTTCTTGTTTTATTAAAGTTTATTTCTTAATTTTGTGATATGGAAAAAATATTATACATCGTTAGAGGAATCCCAGGATCTGGAAAATCAACATTTGCTAAAACATTGGGTGGAATACATATTGAAGCTGATCAGTATTTTATGGATGGTGAAGGTAATTATAATTTTGATGGTTCAAAAATTAAATTGGCCCACGAATATTGTAGAGCACAAACTGGTGCTTGGATGTCATCAGACGGATTACAAGTTAATGTAGATAAGATTGTTGTTTCAAACACGTTTACCCAGGAGTGGGAAATGGAACCATATTTTGAATTGGCAAAAAAATATGGATATAAAGTTTTCACTGTAATTGTTGAAAACAGACACGGAGGAACAAACGAACATAATGTTCCAGAAGATAAAATAGAACAAATGAAAAATCGTTTTGAGTATAAATTATGAGTAGATTAGACAAACTAAAAGAACAACATCCAGATTTGAATGTATCGTTAATTGATATTATAACATCATTGGACCCGACCGGTACTTACAAGTATACTGATTTTTTAATTAAAAATTTTAAAAGAGATAATCAATATTACAGTCCAAACCTAGATGAACTTAAAGGCTATCTTGGAGTATCTTTGTTCGGTTCAAATGAAATTGAAGTTTTAAATGAATTTGAAAGACATTCAAGAGCTAACAGAATAAAAGAAAAAGACATTAGTAAATATAACAATTTTCTTGAATTACACGAACAAGTTAAGATTGCTGAAGATATTGAAAAACAAAAAGAAGTTGAAAAACAAATTTTGAAAATACACGAAGATGATACCTGGTTAGTATTAACACCTTTAAGTTTTGAGGCGTCAAGAGTTTACGGATCAAATACAAAATGGTGTACAACACAAGAAAGATATTGGGATAGATATCTAAAAACACATAGGTTAGTTTATTGTATTAATAAAAAAATTGATACTAAAGTTGCGTTTTCAAGAGATTACGGTGATGATAAATTCCAAGCTTGGACCGCAGACGATAGTGAGGTTAGTCCAATGTTTATAGATTGGATTCCGGATGAAATCTTTTTAAAGATTAGAAAAGAATTACAAAAAAATGAAAGAACCATTGATTTAATTTATGGTGAAACCAGAAATAAACCGGTTTCTATTTCAGATATAATTAATATTCACCAAGGCAATAGCGGAACAACTGACTATTCAAACGTAGTTGACAGAATAAGAAGTTTAATGGATAACAATCGTTATAATAGCACGTGGACATCTGAACCGTATGGATTACCATTAGAACCAAGTAATGAAATTGTAATTGATACAAATGTTCCACTAAGAAGAATTAGTGATTACCCAATAGTAAGTATTAATTATGATGGTGATGATTTACCTTAAAAAATAAAATTATGAAATTTAAAACATTAGAAACAAAAGGAAAAGCATTCATAGTAAGTGATACTCACTACGGTCACAAAAATATTGTGCGAGGAGTAACAAACTGGAGAACTCAAGATGGTGAAATACCAATTGATTCGGTAAGGGATTTTGAAACTATTGAACAAATGAACGAAAGACTTATTGACGGTATTAACAATATGGTAGGACAAGACGACACACTAATAATGTTAGGTGATGTTTCATTTGGGGGTTTTGAGAATATCGGATTATTCCTAGATAGATTGGTTTGCCAAAACATTCATCTTATATTAGGAAATCATGATACAAGTATAGAAAAAAATAGAGATTTTATTCAAGGACGATTTTTAAGTGTTCAACACTATTTAGAAGTGAATATTGAAGGGAAAAATTTCGTATTATGTCATTATCCATTACAAAGCTGGCACGGTCTAAATAAAGGTGTTATCCATTTACACGGACACGTACATCTTGGACGAGAAGCTAAATTTGGTAATGGTAAAAAAATGGATGTTGGTGTTGATGGAAACGGACTAGACCCATATAGTATTGATGAAATAATTAAAATTATGGATAAAAGACCAGTAGGGTCAGATATGTCTGGGGATCACCATTTAGATGATTTAATTGGAGTTGTGGGCTAAATCACAACTCCATTATATTTATTATTATGAAAATCATTATAACTGAATCACAATTAAAATTAATCAACGAAGCCGTAGGTGTTCCAGAAAATATTTTAAATGAAGGAAAAAAACTATTTGATATTGTTAAAGATAAATTAAAAAAAATAAAATCAACTGGAAAAGAAGAATATTTCTTTGAGAATATTGATATTGATTTAAATGTTTCTGATGTAAATTTTACTAATTTAAACTTAATTTTTAAAGTTGATGAATTAGAAGATTATGACGGTGTTGAACCTGTAATTGCCTCAATGGGTGTTGGAAATGAATTTAATTTTGATGAAGGTATTATGATGCAAATTAATGCTGAAACATCAACTATTGATTTATTTATTCAGTTTATTGTTCCGGAAGGTTGGCAACCAAATGATTTATATATGGTTTTTATAGAACAAAAAATACATAATACCTCTGTAATGGCTCACGAATTAATGCACAGATTTAGAAGAAGTAAAAAGACAAAAGGCCTAGCCGGTGATACGGCTGATTATCAAGCGTACTCTTCTGGAAAGTTAAATTTCGGTATACCAATTATAAATGAATTTATGATGTATAGTTACTTTATTCAAAACGAAGAAAATGTGGTTAGACCAACTGAAGTTGCCTCAAGAATGATACAAAATGGAATTACAAGAGAAAAGTTTTATGAATTTATAATGGAAGATGAAACAATTAAAACATTAAAAAAAATACAAAACTTTTCATTTGAATATTTAATTAAAGGTTTATACGAACAAATGGATAGAGTATTTGCACTACTTGAACATGCCGGAGAAAACCCAAAAGAAAATTCACCTGAAGAAAATATAAAAATGGTTTTAGAATTAGTTTATATTAATTTAGCAAATCTTAAAATGGAATTTTTTGAAAAATTTGTAATGTCTCGTGAAGAAATGATTTTTTCACAATTGGGTCACCTTTCACAACTTTTTGGTGGAAAAGAACCAAAAGAGGACAAAGTAAAACTACTCAACAAGTATCATAGTCATGTTACAAAATATGCTAATAGAGAAATGGACTTCTTCAAAGATGAGTGTGAAAGATTTAATTATGTTGCAACAAAACTAATTAAAAGAATATCAAAAGTTTATTTATTAATTCCAGATGAAAAAGAACAAACAAACGAATCTATATTAGATTGGGACCTACACCAGAAACTTACTGAAAAGAAATATGGTAAAAGACCAATAGAAACTTCCTACAAATACAAAAAATAATTTGTTTAATTCAAATTAGTTTCCTACCTTTGTCTTATGAAATTAACAAAGAAGGAACAATTATTTATGGATCTCTTGGAAAGAGAGGGTGTTGTATGGCAATTTGACTATATTTTTTATACCACTAAAGATAAAAAAGGTTATGATAAAGTAATCACATACAAGGCTTGGAATATTGCTTATGATTTGTTAGAAAAAGGTATAATTAAAGTTAATCCTGTAAATAATTTTAGCTGGGTAAAAGCATAATTTTATATCTTTGTAACTATGTGGACAACTAAAGAAACTAAAAGGGTATATCGTGGGGTAACAATATGGAAGTTTGAAGGCTCTAAATTAAAAGAGTCTTTCAAACGAAGAGATCCTCGTACAATACAAAAAGACGATAATAGATTTACAAAATGGCATTCTTATCAGGTTCAGATTGATGGGGGTAAATACGACTCAGAATTGTTAAGAGACGTAAAAGAGTATATTGATTCAATCTTAGATAAAATATGAAAAAACCCTGTAAAGAATGCCCACACTTTATTCGTAATCGTCACAACGATATGATTGTTGATTTTGCCGATAGAACCGATAAGAAACACAATTGTCATATGACAGAAGGAAAAAAAGATTTGTGGAATGTTAAAGATAAAAAATTAGAATGTTATGGAAGTAAAACAAACAGCACTAGAATGGTTGGTTGAACAAGTAAATTCGGATTGTTTAAACTCTACGTTTATACGACCTGAACTTATTCAACAAGCCAAAGAAATGGAGAATGAATTTTTAAAAAAACTTAAAGATTTTGATACTTGGAGAGAATGGAAAAATTCTGGTATGAAAACAAAAGAAACTAAATTTGGAACTTATATGGAAACTGAAAACGCAACAAAACTAACTGGTGATAAAATCACAAGGTTTGTTGAGAGATTGAAAAAAATTGGTATTGATGTAAAACTATCGGGAAACTTTCCTTGGGTTTATATTGATGAAATCTGTGGTATAAGAGTTACCGAAAAGTTTGAGGCAAATCACGGATTTACTTTGATATTTCTTCCTGGAAGAAATGATAGTCCTGTATCTGAATTTACGGATATTACAGAGATATTCAAACTTATACGAAGATATTCAAGAGAAGCTAGACTAACACAAATGATGAAAGACGATGAAGAAAATGGATTATATGAAAATAATTAAATTAACATCCCACAAAGACGATGGTCTTATTTACATTAACATAAATGAAATTGGACATATCTATGAAGAGGAAAACCCCAAAATAAATTGTAAGGGTGGGGGATTTAAAATGGAAAAATTTACCACAGTTGGTGTTAAAACACATAATGATGGTTTTAGTGTTAAAGAAACACCAGAAGAAATTATTGAAAAAATTAGAATGATACATAATGCTTCATCAACATACATAATACTATGAACTTAGATAAACTAACAATGGACGAACTTATTTCATTACGAAATAAAATTGAATATAAAATAAATTCTTATGAAGATGGATATTTGTATATCTGTTCTGTTCGTCAGTTTGGTAGTGTTTGGGAAGAAAGACCAAGTAGTTTATATTCTTTAAGAGAACTTTGTGATTCGTATTATGGTGACAATGGTATTGTTGATGTTTATACCAACAATCCCAATTTAGAGTTTCCTGAAATGGAGTTTGAAAATTATGGTGATGTTATGTATATTAAATCAGAGGATGATTACCGTGACTGGGTTAAATACAATAAAGAAAAAAACTTTATTGAAGATGTAACCAAAAGAGTTAATGAGTGGGAAGAATCTAAAGATAAGCCGTTAAGATACCGACCAATGTTTGCACCTATCTGGACAAAAGAGGAGGTTGATGAGATGAACAAAGAGTTTGAAAGTAAGACCTGGGATTTTACAGAACCGAGATCTATTAAAATTAATTATCTTGAAGATGATATTGAATAATTAAAAAATAATTTATATATTTGTGTCATGAAATATTTAGGAATTAGTTTGATTTATTTGGGGTTCTTTGGGTTAATAGGAGCAACAATATACTTTACCCAAAACGCAAATTGTTTATGGGCTTTATTATTAACACCTAATTTAAAAATGAAAGATTAAAAATATGGAAAATCAAAATAGTGTTGCGTACGTAGGAATAATAGGTTCTGTGGTTGAAATACCTAGCGCTGACAATATAGAATTAGTGTTAGTTAATGGATGGCAAGCAATAACCAAAAAAGGAGAATACCAGGTTGGTGATAAAGTTGTTGTTGCGACTACCGATGCTGTAATACCACAGGATTTATCTGATTTAATGGGTGTTACTAATTACCTTCGTAAAGGACAAAGAGTTAGAACCGTAAAACTTCGTGGAGTTTATTCTGAATGTCTTTTAATACCTTTAAATTATGTCTTTAAATCATTTTCAGCTCAAAATGGTTTTCTTGATGGACAAGATATGATGGGAGTATTAAATATATACAAATACGAACCACCAGTTAAAACCATAACTTTACAATCTGGAGGTAGAAAAATAAAATACCACCAAAATCCTAACTTCCACGTTTACTACAAGTTCCCTAACCAAAAGAATGTACCTGATATGTTCAATGAAGAAGATGAGGTAGTTATAACTCGTAAGTTACACGGAACAAATGCCAGATACGCTATAGTTAGAAAGAAAAAACTTTCTTTATGGGACCGTGTTAAAATGTTATTTGGAAATCAGTGGGCAGCATTTGAATATGTTTTGGGTAGCCATAATGTTGAGAAAGGATCTGATTCACAAGGTTTTTATGACACCAATGTATGGGAAGAAGTTGCTGAAAAATATAACATACGTCAAAAATTGTGGGACCACGTAAAAGATACTTACGAACCAAATGATCTAACAGAAGGTGTTGTTATATATGGTGAGATATATGGTGCCGGAATACAAAAAAATTATGACTACGGATTAACCGACATAAAATTTGCCGGATTTGATGTCCAAGTTGATGGTGTATACCAACCATATATAAATGAAACCGTACATTTTGATTGCCTACAATTACCACAAGTTGAAAGATTATACTGGGGGTCTTGGGATAAAGAAAAACAGGATAAATATGTTTTCAATAACTTTATAGAAGGAACCAAAGTTCCACACGAAGGTATAGTTGTTAAATCTGTAACTGGTAACCGAGGAAAAGTAAGTAAAGTAATAAATCCGGACTACTTAATCTATGGTGAAAAAAATAATGTTGGTGACTCTCATTGATTGAGTCACCTTTTTTTACTAACTTTATAAAAAATTAAAAATAAATTATGATACAGCCAGTAAGAGAAATTATTTACGGTGTTTGTGATAAAACCGGTACATGTGATTCATATTTTGGATTCTTCAAAAGTATGGATGATGCAAAAAAAGAACTTGAAACCCAAGCTAATAGATTAAAAGAAGATCTTGGTATGATGGAAATACAAGTCAAAGAAGATAGAGCCGTTGTTCCCAATAGTAGAGTAGAAGGTATTGTGATTATTATTCATTCTTATGTTTTAAGATAATGGAATACAAGTTAAATTTGAATGAATATCTAGCAAAACAGTTATTTTGGTATGGATTAATTTCATTAATTGAACATAATTTAAACCCACTCAACTGGACAATATTAAATAATTTTTTTATGATTGTTGTGTATGTATTCTTCCAATTATACATATTAGGAACGTGTTTAACAGAAATAAATAAAGAAGAAAATGGGGATTAAGAAATTAAAAAAAGAAAACGAGTTTTTAAATATGACTATTGCTGACATGTTAGCAAAGTTTGATACAAGTAAAACTAAGAAGTATTCACAATTCTTGGTAAAGTTAATCAATGAAAAAATTGGAGATTGGAAAAAAAACAATGTATTTGAAAAGATAGATAATTCAAATAACCCAATTGATAGGGTAGTACCAAATGATTCTTGGGAAAATTCTTTAGTTAGATTTTTTGTTTGTGACTCCTTGTTTAGTTGGAGTAATATGGAAAGATTTGTGGAATTTACAGAACTAATGGAGAAAGGTTTAGTTAATGAAAACGACATAAGTAAATACGATTCCTGGGATATGTTACAAATACAATTATTTGAGGCAAAAAATCGTGAAATGTTTAAAAAATCAAAAAAAGAAATTCATAAAATATTTGAAGATGAAAACTATATGATTTTTAAACCATTAACATATCTGGCATCTTGTTCATATGGTTACCAAACAAAATGGTGCACAGCAATGATTAATGAGCCATCGTATTTTTATAATCACTCAAAAGGAATTTTAATTTATCTTATAGATAAAAAGGAAAATAAAAAATTTGCTTTTTATAAAAAAATACTACATCCATATGAAATGGAAGATTATGATCACGAAAACTATGTGTTTAAAACGTATAATCAAGAAGATAAACAAATTGACACAATCCAAACTGGTCTTCCAATGAAGATTCTTCAAATAATTATGATGGAATGCGATACTAAATCACCAACAACAATTCCAAACTATAAATTGTTTTCGGAAGATGAAAAAAATATTATGAGACAACATATTGGTGATTTACCAGGTGAATATAGTTTAAAGGATTGTGTTTCAGAAGAAAAAGTACCTATAGAATTACACCAAGTTGAACTTCCTATGGCCGCACCAATAAGAGTTATGCCACGTTTAAGAAGAATGTGTGATTTAATACCGGAGGGTCCTATGATGCCCACAGTAGAAAATCTTAATGATGAACTTTTAGAACAATTAAAAGAAACAATACGTGAATTAAGAACCGATGATTTACCTTGATGTATGGAAAAAATTGAAGTTTTAGTTAGATTTGCAAATGAAGGTGTCTATTATAATAAGATAAAAATAGACCCAAAAAAAATAGAAGACCCAAGAGTTTTTAAAGATGAGGTTTTTGTTAGAATTGACGGTATAACTGTAGCAATAAAAATAGAAGATTGGAATAATTTAAAATTACAAGAAAATGAGTGATATAGTTGATGAAACACCATATGATGAGCCAATGTTGGAACCAGAAGCTGATGAAACATCTATTACAACGGATGAAATATTACATAGAAATGGTTTAGTTCGCGGTCAAAACGGATTTAGTCAAAAAAAAGATTTGGATATTCCTTGTTGTTGGAGTAATCTAAAAAATGATGAATATGCCCCGGCCTATGTGACAGTACCAAAAGTTCCTGCTGGTGTATATGAAATTGGCTGGAATGGTAATATGGGGACACATACATTAAAAAAACAACCATTCAAAACTGACGAGTTGTACCATTTACCATCACCAGAAATCACGGACATATTACAAGATATTGAAAACTTCTGGAATAGGGCTGATAAATATAAACAATATAGCTTTGTCCACAAAAGAGGTATTTTGATGTATGGTGACCCAGGATGTGGTAAGTCAGGTATTATCCAGCTCATATCACAAAAGTTGATTGAAAGAGACGGTATAGTGATAAATGTTAAAGATGAAGAAGACGTTGATAGGTTTACATCATTTATTGCAACATTTAGAAAAGTAGAACCAAATAGACCACTTGTTGTATTGTTAGAAGACATTGATTCAATCGCCAGTGAAAATAGATATCAAACTGCAAGACTATTAAATATTTTAGATGGTGTTAAACAAATTGAAGGTGTTGTATATATTGCAACAACTAACTATCCGGAGAAACTCCAGGAACGAATTACCAATAGACCATCTCGTTTTGATAGAAGGTATAAAGTTGAGACACCAAACGAAGAGATTAGAAAAGCCTATATCCAGCATAAATTGAATGAAGAAGATATTAAAGGTATTGATATTGATGAATGGGTTAAAAGAACTGATGGAATGTCATTATCTCACTTGAAAGAAGTTGTTATTTCAGTTATTGTTATGGGTAGAACCTTTGAAGAAACTATGAACAACTTGGAATCTTTAGCTGAAAGACCAAGAATTAAAGGATCAGGTAGTGTTGGATTTGGAAAATAAAATTATGAGACATCACGCAAATTTTTATACAAATAGATTAGTAACCGAATGGTTAAAGAATGGTAAGATTATAATTGGTTGTGATTTAGATGATACAATTATTCCTTACAATGAAGAAATTAAAGACAACTGTAAAAAAATGGTTGATTTGATTTTGGAATGTCAAAAGGAAGGTATTGTCTTTTTAATAAACACAGCAAGAAGTGGACCACAATTAGAACGAGCAAAAGAACAAGTTGAGAGTTTGGGTATTGAGGTCCACGGTGTTAATGAAATGCACCCGGAATGGAATAGACCTTATGGTATTAATGGAAAGATATACGCAAATATTTTCCTTGATGATAGAGGTGGATTCTGGGATAGTTACGAAACACTCTCAAACGCACTTACTATTGTAAGAAAACAAAGAAAAAATGGGAATACGAATGAACAATAATCATAGAACAGATCAGGAATTTGAAAACTTTTTGGAAAGTATAGGTGGTCTTTTAAGAGTTCATAGACCAGAAAAAGGACCAATAATATCAAGAAAAGAATTTAATGTTGGTAATGGTTGGCTTGGAATACTTGAAAGATTATTTGAAACACTAATTAAACTTGGTTGGGATAAAAGTTTAATTAATGTAAAAGAAAAATTTGGTGGTTTAAGTTTTTTTATTGATAATCTACCAGAAAATGGATTACATTTTATTTTTGAAGCTGAAAAAGAAAGTTTCCAAGTATGTGAGGTTTGTGGGGAAATAGGAGAACAACACAAAATAAATAATTGGATTTATACTTTATGTGACACCCACAGAGATGATAGATTATATATTGAAGTAAATGGAAAATTATATCTTAAAAAACTAAAAGAACCAATCCTAAAAGGTGATTTATATTTTAATGCGTTTGAGAATGAAATATTAATTTGTGATGTTGATGATTTATTTGACCCCTGGTCTTTAAAGGTTGTTGAAGTTATTAAAAATAATAATTAAATTTTAATATGGAAACTGAAATTGATAGATTAAATAAAATGCGAGAAAGGATTCTTAGTAAATCAAAAGAAAATCTTATTGAGGTACAAGAAAAAATTTCATCACACAAAAATAATTTAGGTGATGATGGTTATAAACCTATGATATTTACAATTCACCCAAATGAAGTTGAAAAGTTAAATACTTGGATGGGAAACATTATGGGTGTTTATGGGAAATACGGTAATTTTGAATATACTTTTAAATCAACAGGTGGACTTGGTTATGATATTTGGGTTTATAGTGATTTAGCAAATACCGAAATTTGTTTAACAGAAAATTTTGATTATTAACTTGATAATATAAAAATAATACTATAAACTTATTAAAAATAAAAATTATGACAATTAAACAAGCATTGAAGTTTAAAAACAAGTTGGTTCAAGAATTAAATGAACTAGCAAAAAGATTACACAGTAATAACTCTGTTTTAGAAGGAAATGAAAGGTCATATTCTTCTAAAGAAACATTGGCAGCAATCTATAAAAAGATTGAAGAAATCAATATTATCAAAACTCAAATCCATAGAGCAAATGGTCCAGTTTATGATAAAATTTTCCTAATGGGTGAGTTAAAATCATTAGTAAAAGGTTTAAAAGAACTTGACTGTACGAATGGTACGGCAGTTGATTATTACTCTCGTAGGAGTGAGTCACCGATTGTTAAAAATGCTGAGATTTCAATTGTTGAAAGAGACAATGAGGTTAAATTTTTGGAGTCAAGAATTGAACAACTCCAGGAAGAGTTGGACCAACACAATTTTACGACCACAATTCCTGGTTTGTAATTTGAGTTGATTATGTTATATCTATTACGAGAACTATGTTCCAGATCTACGATGTTATGATTAGATTACCAAGGCCTTATACGTCAAAAGTTAAATAGTTCAACAGTTAACGTTTCAAATCTTAAACCTCTTATAAACTTAGATAGACATAACTCAACTCATAAACCCCACTCTCTTTATTGAGCTTGGGGTTTTTTAAAATTAAAAAAATGACTGAAACACAAGAAAGGGGGATAAATAAATTTTTAACCCTTCATTATGGTAATCTGGAAATAGGAAAAACAAAAAGAGGATATAAAACCTTGATGATAAAAGGTACTGACCATAAACTGTTTATAACAGAAGATACACACAATCTTATATATGTTGATACAAAATACATAATAACCCCAATTTTAAGTATTTTTAGGACCGAGTATGATGAAACATACAATTATGTTAAAAATTGGTTATTTGAAACATATAAACTTGATTGTGATGATTTAGTTGGTTTTTAATTAATTTTTTTAGTATCTTTGTATTATGAAAGTATTATTTTTAGATCACGACGGAGTTATTTGTCTTTCTTCAGAATGGGGTGGACGTTATAAGAAAAAAGGATTTGACTCAAATCCTGAAACACCTATGGATATCCGAATGGATAACTTTAATGGAAAAGCAGTTAAAGTATTAAATAAAATCATAGAAGAAACCGGTTGTGAACTGGTTATTTCTTCTGATTGGAAAAAACATGGAACTTTAGAACAAATAAAAGAAATGTTTATTACTCGTGGAATTAAACCACCAATTGATATAACACCATTTTGTAGTGTTTTATTTCGTGATGGTAAATTACCTGATGATTTTCATTTACCATATTTTAATAAAACAGAATACGAACGACATATTGAAATTTTACATTGGTTAAAAGAACATCCAGAAGTAACACATTGGGTTGCTGTTGATGATCTTGATATGTCAAAACAAAATGGCTGGGGACTTGAAAATTTTATTCACTGTAAACGACCATATAATGAAGGTATTAAACAATCCGGTTTAAAAGAAAAAATTATTAAATTTTTGATGTGAAAATTTTAAAAAAAATATTATTTTTGTTTTTATATAGATTACCAAAAAACAAAAGAAAAACAATTTGGGACTTATGATAAACATAAACAAATTATTTAGTAGAAATCCAGGACTTCTTGATAAACCAGAAGTTAAAAAACTTATTGTTTATATCCAGGAACTTGAAGGCGAGGTCTTTGAAAAAAAAATTGATGATACTTATAACAAAGAACATATGTTAAAATCAATGCTTTCGGACATACTTGATAGTTGTAGAGAGTATGATGAAAACAAAATTCTCCAAGACCGTTATCCAGATTTATATCAAAGTATTGATGCCGATACTTTAGTTAAAAATTTAATGGTTTATATTTTAGATATGAATAGTAAAAACGATTTAAGGTTATGAACAAAATAGTTTTAAGTGAAAATTGTTTTGGCCCAGATGTTGAAATTGATGGAGAATCTCTATTTATTCACGAATATGATAATAGAGACCCAAATGTAATAGAAAGTTTGCAGGATAAGTTGATTTCAAAGCTACACGAATTAAAAGGTGGTATGGGAATGAATGATTGGACCGTAATTGCTGAAATTGTTACACAATTATCTGATGAATACGAGTATAATGTTGATGAATCTGATGAAGGAAATTCCTGTAATCAGTGTGGAAATTACAACCATAAATATGTATATGTGAAAAAAGAAAATGAGTAAAAAATTAAAATTATTTATTGTTGATGAAAAACCTTATTTGGTTTCATTGGACAAAATTGAATTGGGTGATAAAGTAATTATGACTGTTGGTGGACAATACCCAAGTATAATTGACTGTAAAAGTCAACAGACATTAAGTCTGATTACAGATTCAAAACTATCTTTAAATCAACCGTTCAAGATTTTCCTGGAACCAGAAAAAATTACTTTCACAAAAGAACAAATTGAAAAACTTACCGAAGGTGATGGGGTGTTAGAAGTCGTTGAGGAAAACGGAGTATTAACTTTTAACTTCTAATTATTATGGAAAAAATATTAATCGTTTTAGCAATAGTTTGTGCTTTTGTTTTAATACCACTTGAATTATACATTCGTTATAAAAAAGGAAAAAAAGATGAATAAAGTTTTAATTGAGACACCAAGTGGAATTGGTGAGTTTGAAAAGTTATATGTTTCTGAACTTGGATTTTTAATGTTAAAAATAAATAACCTAAATGGAACTTATATAACATATAATTTGGGTAAACATAACCCAAATGATAATTTATTTACAAAAGAATTATTTAAAGATGAACTCGTTGGATCTCCACGGGATTAGACATAGTGAAGTACAGATTTTACTGGATCAGTTCCTTTGGGAAAATATGAAATCAAATCAAAAAGTTGTTAGTATAATCACAGGTCAAAGTGACCAGATGAAAAGTATTGTGATTAATTGTGTTAGTGATTATAGTATGACTTGTGAAGAAGAATATTTAAATCCTGGAAAATTTATTATAAAACTTGTTTAATTAAAAAAGAATTTCTATTTTTGTTAAAAATAAATCAAAATGGAAGATAGAAAACAATACTTATTATCTCAAGAATTCCAAATGACTTTCACACAAGATGCCGACTGTTGTGATTCTGGTGATGGTCAATTTTTAACAATCAGAACTCAAAATGGTGGTGGCGGTGATTTTTATGTTATTGAAACACAAAGATGGGCTTTTGATAACATTACTGAACTAATTATGACATTAAAAAGATTTGAGGCGGCACATTCATTAATAAAATCAAAAGAATTAGAATGAAAAATTTAACAGATGAAGAACTTTTTAATCTGGCTAATGAGTGTTTGGCTGACAATAGCAAACATGCAATATCATCAACAATATTATTTGTTTCTGGTGTTATACAATCCTTGTTACTTATGTTTGGTGTTATAAATATTACAACATTTTTAATTGTAACACCAATTGTATATGGTTTTGGTTATTACCATATGAGAAAAGGAAAAAAATCACTTGATAAAGTTGATGAAATATTGAGAGAATTTGATGAAAGAATTAATAATGAAAAATAATAATATGAAAAAAGTAATTTTAAGTTTAATTTTGGGTATAATAGTTATATCTTGTTCAGAGAACAATAGAGTTAAAAACTGGGGTGGTGAAGGAACCATTAATCTTCCTAAAGGTAGAAAATTAGTTAATGTAACCTGGAAAGAAAGTCAGATTTGGTATTTAACAAGGCCAATGACAGATAATGATGTTGCTGAAACATATCAGTTTCACGAAGAATCATCTTGGGGTATGGTTGAAGGAACGTATAACATTATTGAAACAAAGTGATATGACAGAATTAGAATTAAAACTTTTAGGTTTACAAGTTGAAGAACTAAAAGAATATGATGGTGATGAATCTTATTATTACGCTCTTGACATTGTTAATGGGTTAACATTTATCACACCAACAAATGAAGAAATAAAAAATGATGAATGGTATGTTGAAATTTTTAACACGGATCCGCAAATCAAATTTTATAATTTCGGAGAAGTCCAAGGACTGATAAACCAATTAAAAAGTGCTATTGTAAAAAAATAATTATGGAAGATAGGAGAATATTGCAGGGTAAATTAATGAGTACCCACACAAAAATTTTAAATGAAATTTCAGAAATAAAAGCAAAAAATATTGAATTATCTGATGAAGATAAAATCAAAGTAAAAAAATTAGAACAACAACTTAAGTTAGTTGCTGAAAGTCTTTATAAATTGTATTTGTAATGAAAAAGAATATACCAACACATGATCCATACACCGGAGAACTTAATCCGTATTATGAAGAATTAACCGGTGAAAAAAATCCTTTATTGGTTGATAGGGAAGAGAACTATAGTTGTTTTGATTTAAAACAATTAGTTGGTAAAAAGTTTAGATATAATGGTAAATATGGTTTATCAACCTGGACTGATGAGGTTAAAAATGTTGGAACTATAATGGGGATTAAAACAAATTTAGAATTACCAATCAAACTTTATAAAGAAGGTGAAAAACAAAAAAAATTTGAAGTTCTAGGATACACGTATCACTTGATGGTAAGATCAACAAGAGGTAACCAAGTTTATGAGTTTGAAAAATGTATTTTTATAAATGATTAAAATATGAAAAATTAAATGAAGTTTTTTAAAGTGTTTCTGATGTGGGTAGGTTTTATCACAATCACATCAATATTTGGTGAATATATCATCAGTAGAGAAGTAAACGGGTTCCTCCAACTGTTAAGTTTCGTTGGGTTGTTTGGGGTCCTTATATATGTAATAAACGAAACAATAAATTTATTTAAAAAAGAAGAAAAAAATGATTAGTACTTTAATTTTTATTTTAGGATTGGTAATTGCTGGGTTTGTAGCATTTAAAACAAAAGACAAAATGTATCGTGTAGAACGTGATACGTATTACAACAGAGATGTAAACAAATTTAATCCAGTTTGGATTTTTAAACCGATTGGCGTTTTTATCTTATCTCTTATTATTGCTTCAGTCCAGCCATTTGCGATTGAAAAAGTTGACGCCGGAAACAAAGGATTGAAAGTTAATTTAATTGGAAACCAGAGAGGTGTATCAAGCTATCAATACAAAACCGGTTGGGTATTATATAATACATGGACTGAACAAATGTTGGAGTTCCCAATTTATCAACAACACATTGAATATGATGATCAGTCAGTTATTTTGAAAGGTGGGTTTTCAACAACAATTAAACCCACATTTAACTATTCATTAAGGGAAGATGCAATTGGAGATATGTTTGTAAATTTACGACGACCAATATCTGATGTTGAACACGGTTGGTTAAAAAACGCAATTATCGGAGCTGTTAATGATGTATCAAATACCTGGGAAGTGGATAGTATTTTTAATCACAGACAAGCGTTTGAAGCGGCCATCGTTGCAGAATGTAACATTAGATTATCAAAGTGGTTTAATGTGTCACAATTAAGAACTAATATTGTTCCACCAGAAGCTCTACAAGAATCAATCATAGCAAAAACAAAAGCAATCCAACAAGCAGAAGCATCAAGACAACAAGCAATTGCGGCAAAAGCTGACGGAGAAAGAAAAGTGGCGGTTGCAAGGGCTGATAGTGCCGAGCAAGTTATTAACGCGGCAGCTGCAGCCAAAGTGATTAAATTAAAACAACAAGAATTAACACCAATGTATATTGAGTATCTTAAAGCTCAAAGTTGGGATGGGAAATTGCCAACAACAATTGCTGGTGGGTCAGGAACTTTTTTAAATATTAAATAATATGACACGAGATTTCTGGCAAATATTTTTAATGATTAGTTTTACTGGATTACTTTTTGGTGGAATTATATATTTTGGATT